TTGCTATGCCATGATGACACCCGATGAAGCACAGCTTTTTCTAGTTATTTTCTATATAGCGGAAACATTCTTGAGTATAAAATATCTTGAAAGTTTGAAAGATAAATGACTAAACTAAATATAAAAACCCCAGCGGGAACGAATCATGGCTGGGGCGTGGATAAGGATATTATAGCATGAAGAAAAAGAAGGGGAAGCGAGGAGATATTATGAAGCAACATATAACAATTAAACAATTAAATGAACTCTCGGAGAAAGGAAAAGAGAGGTTAAGGAAGTGGTGGAAGCCTGCGGGCGAGGGGGGAGAAGTATATGTCTCTGATAACAAAACATTCATATATTGTCCTGCCTGTAGCGGGGAATATCATCCAATGGAAAAAGGAACGACAAGGAAGTACCCCTCTGGACTGGTGGAAAAATATTATCCCCTCCTTTCCATAGGCCAGATGATAGAGTTTCTAAGAAAAGAAAACCCCATGTTTTTTCTTACCCGGGTTAATTGCCACGGAGAAATGGTATGGAGCGTGAATAGTTGTGTGTGCCCGGCGACTACAACAAAAAGCGAAAAAGAAGCGACAAGAATACACAATAAACATAGAGAGCTGGCAGATGCTCTTTGGGAAGCAGTAAAGGAAATATTAGAAAGATGATTATTTTAAAATTTCTCGGCAAATATGTATTTTTATTAGAAATAAAAGAAAGAACACCCGACTTTCCCAAAATCCACTCTACGCCGGCTCCTCGTACTTGGTGGGATGAGGTGAAAGAAAGGGGGGAAGCCGAATTAAGAAAAAAGAGAGCGGCTTTCTATCAAAAAAACAAAAAAATAATAGATAAATATTTTAGTCTTTTATTGGGGAAGTGAAGCGGTAAAGGAGATATTAAATGAAGAAAACAAAAAAAATAACCAAAAAACAACTCAACAAACTGAACAGAAGTGCTATAAAAAAGATGCAGGCGGTAGAGCTATGGAGACAAACAAAAGGTCACATTTCAGACATCTGCCGGACGATAGGAATAAGCAGAACAACCTTTTATGATTGGTTAAAGAAGGATAAGGAGTTTGCTAATGCCATTATAGACGCAGAACAGGAGCTAAACGATGATGTGAGAGACGCCCTGATTCAGAAGATAGCGGACGGGGATATGACCGCCATTATCTTTTATCTGAAAAAGAGACATCCTGACTTTCAAGATAGACCCGCAATTTTACAGCAATTCAATGTTGGCGGCGAAATGAATGTAGAATTTGTTAAAGATGAAGGTTAAATTGCACGATGGACAATATCAGGTTGCACAAGACAAGCACAGGTTTAGAATCATTTGTGCGGGCAGGCGTTGGGGCAAAAGTACATTAGCACAATTAATAACTTTGCGGTGGGCGGTAGATAAGCCGGGAATTTACTGGATTGTTTCTCCCACCTACAAGCAGGCAAAGATGATTCACTGGCGGGAAATGAAAAAGTTAATTCCCGCCAAATGGATTGCTAAAACAAATGAAACAGAACTTTCTTTCATCCTTAAAAATGGAAGCATCATCGAGCTTAAAGGCGCTGAAAACCCGGATACTTTGCGTGGCACGAAACTTAAAGGGCTTGTTATTGATGAGATTGCCAGTATTCGCAACTGGGACTGGCTTTGGGCTGAGGTTCTGCGTGCTACCCTTACCGATTATGAAGCGCCGGCCATTTTCATTTCTACCCCCAAAGGGTATAATCATTTTTACGAGCTTTTTCAGTTAGGGCAAAAGAAAGATAAGCAATACAAGTCCTGGAGATTTACAAGCTATGAAAACCCATACATCCCAGCAAAGGAAATTAACCAAGCAAAACAAGAGCTTACCGAAGACACTTTTGCCCAAGAATATCTTGCCGATTTTAGGAAGTTTACGGGCTTGGTTTATAAAGAATTTGTTAGGGAAATTCATGTTATTGAGCCATTTGAAATCCCCGACGACTGGAGAATTTACCGAGGAATTGATTTTGGAAGTACCAATCCAACCGCCTGCGTCTGGATTGCCGTTGACCACGATGAAAATTTCTTTATCGTCTCGGAACATTACGAGGCGGGGCAAACGATTGATTATCACGCTGGACGAATCAACAGCAATCAATTTAGCCAGCGGGTGGAACAGACTTTTGCTGACCCATCTGGCGCACAGTGGATGGCAGAGTTTGCCCAGCGAGGAGTTTATATTACTCCAGCAAGAAAAGAAACAGGGCAAGATACAAGAGGGTGGGTAAGAATTGGTATTGAGAAAATAAGAGAAATGTTAAGAGTAAAACCCGGCCACAAAGTACCGATTTTGGGTGAAAAATACTCAAAGGTTGAGGGAGCACCCAGATTTTTTGTTTTCAATACCTGTGAGAATACAATCAAGGAGTTCGAAACTTATCGTTGGAAAGAAAAAGCTACTACTCAAGCGCAAGACCTAAACGAACCCGACTTACCAGAAAAAGCTAATGACCATTGTTTTGTGGGGAACACAAAAGTTTTGACTGCAAGCGGCAATAAAGCAATTAAAGACATTCGTGTTGGCGACCTTGTTATAACCCGACAGGGGTTTATGTCTGTTAAAAAGGTATGGGATAACGGAATACAACGAGTAGGAAAATACAGGTTGCAATTCGGTGCTAAGGAGATTATAATTGAGGCAACACCCGACCACTTAGTCAAAACTACAAAGGAATGGAAACCAATATCAAAATTGAAATCGGGCGAGGAGGTTTACCTGTTCAACGATTTAATGGGAAAGAATATTATCTCTACCCAGGGGCGAGGTATTTCTCAAAAGGCCCCAAGAAGCTACATTGGGTTGTGTGGGAACATTTTTTCGGCAAGAAGCCGAAAGGTTATTCTATCCACCATAAAGACGATGACCCGTGGAACAATAATATCCAGAATCTTGAACTTGTTAAAGACAAAAAGCATCGTCGCTTACATGGACAGAGGCGGGTCAAAGAGAACCCCCAGTGGTTTAAGAAGTTTCAAGAAAAAGGCGTCATTGCAGCCAAGGAATGGCATAGGTCTAAGGAGGGTATTGAGTGGCATAGGAAACACGCTATTGAAACGTGGAAGAAAAAGGAGAAGACACAACTTGTTTGTCAAGTGTGTGGAAAAAAATACTGGACACCCTTTCCCAGTCGAAGCAAATATTGCCACCAGAATTGTAAAGCTAAAGCACTTCGAATGCGTAGGAAGCTCCAAGAAAAGAGTTTATGATTTAACTGTACAAGGGGCACACGAATTCTTTGCAAACGGTATTCTTGTCCACAATTGTATGGATGCGACAAGATATGTAGTAGTAAGTTACGGCGGGGGCCTAGGAAAAAGAAAAGACTATCTGTCCTATGTCCAAAAAGTCCAAACCCAAGACCAAGACCTGGGACTCTGAAAGCATTTATGCACGAGAGGCCCTGCATAACGATAAGCTGGCCGATGAATGGCTAAGGATAGTTTTCCCAGAATTTGCGGAACTTAAAAGGGTAATGGAGAATTTTGATATAGACTTTGAAGACTTACTTGATTTTATTTACAACATAAGAACGGTCAGAAATCACGGTTGGGGAAATGTAACCATTCTAGTCCAGAACGGACAAATTACAAAAATTGATTCAGTTTTAAGAACAATAAGAAAGTTCGAAGAACAGAAAACTTTGCCGAGAAGGAAATGATGTGTTATAATAAGTTGGTATCAAAGAACTTGAGCCACACCATTTAACGGGTGTGGCGTTTTTTGTTTTATGGCGAAAAAGAAGGAAAAACCCAAAGTTAAAAAAGTTGCTTACCAAGAGCTTTTGTCTTCAGTCCGTGACCATTTTGATGAAGCAAAGGCTGAATTAACAGTTCGCTCTAACCACAAGACTCAAGGGTTTGATGAATATGACAATCTTTATCGAAGCTGGATAGATTCTTCCAAGTGGCCGTTTAATGCCAAAATCTTTATTCCCCTATCCTTCAAGGCCATCTATTCTAAAGACACACGGCTTATTACTGGCAAAATCAGGGGAAAGCTGATTGCCGGAGAATATGGAAGCGAACTGGGCGCAAGAATTGGCACAGAACTTTTGAGTTCTCAATACGATGACCACGACAACTTCTTTGAAGAACCATTGATTTCCAAATACTTCAGGTTTTCCCAAAACGCAAGGAAATACGGTGCGGGTTTTGGCTTAGTAGCCTGGAGAAGAGAAGTAAGAAACGGAGAAGTTGTTTTTGACGGGCCAACCTTTGAGGTTTTAGACAACAGAAAGGTTTACCTGCAACCGGGGGCAGTTTCCATCTCAACCTCAGACTATGTTATTGTTGAAAGAGAAACAACGCTGGATGAGCTTGAGAGAATAAATAGGGCCGCCCTCATTAAAGGAGAGAAACCCGTTTATCAGAACCTTGACAAACTCAGGGAAATAAAATCAAACTCCATTACCCCAGAAGTTTCCTCAAGAAATACATACATTCGAGGATTAGATGACAAAAGAAAAGGAAAAGGCAAATTTGCGCCATTCAGAATTCTTACGGAATACAGAAAAGACAAATGGATTACTTGGTGTCCAGATGTAGGAGGAGACAAAGGAAAAGACATTCCTGGACTAGTCTTACGAGTTATAGACAACCCCTATGACCACAAGCAAATTCCTATCGTTAGACTTGTTTACATTCCAATCGACGATGATATTTATGGCGTTTCTGAGCTTGAACCAGTTCGCACCGAACAAAAAGCGGTTAACGCCCTTGCTTCAGGCTTCATCGAAGCGGTTTCAAACGAACTTTATCCAATCTTAAAAGGACACCCAACCAACGTTGACTGGAAAACAATTGAATTTAAGCCCAGAGCCGCCTGGATAATGAATAACCCCCAAGCAGATTTAGTAAGATTTGAGGGACAAATTACCTTTACCAGAAACTTTGTTGAAGCATATAGGCTTTTAGTTTCCACCTTTGCTGAGGGAATGGGAGAAACAGCCGCTGATGCCTCAAACCTCGCAGCCCTAGCAACCGACAAAACAGCAACTGAAATAAGAGATTTAGCACTACAGCGAACCAGCCGAGACAACCTGAACAAGCTTTTCCTTGCCGCTGCTATTTCCAAGATTTACCAATTCTGGTGGAGCATGAACCAGCAGTTCTTAACTGACAAGAAAGTTATCAGAATTGCTGGCAAAGATGCCCTGAAATACTTTGTCAATGAAGGACTGAGCGGCTGGACTCTAACAGAGGAAGGTTTCAGGTTAATTGAAACAGTAATTGACGAAGAAGCGCAAAGAGGAAATGATATTAGCTTTGAAGAAGCGTATGAAATACTAAGAGAAAACGGTGTTTTAGATGAATATGCCGTTCCCCTTTATCCGGTACAAATGGGCGGCGAGACGCTTCCCAAACTACAAGTATCTGATGACGGGAAAACGGGCTTTTTATCAGTAGAAGATACCGACCTAACAGGAAAATACAGGTTTGTAGTTGACCTAAACACAGTAGGTATGCCAAACGAACAACAAGAAGCACAAGCCCTGACAGTTTTCCTTGACAGGATTGAAAAAGCACAACAGCAAATTGCCCAAGAAGGCTACCGGGTAAAGTTCAAGGAGCTTTTGGAAACAGTTGCCGAGAAGCTTAAAATCAAAAATGCTGACCAGTATTTTGAGCCAATCCCGGAAGAGGAACGGATGCAACAACAAACCGCACAACAGCCTCTTGAACAGCCGATTGTCCAAGAAGGAGTAACGCCAGAACAGATTTTGGCTCAGGGGGTGACACAAAATGCAGGACAAGCCGGATAAAAAGACAGAAGCAAGGTTTTTGGCAGAAATTAAACAGTTTGTTAACTCCGATGCGTGGAAGAAGTACGCCCTCCCCATGATTAACCAGTCTGTCCAAAAAGAACTTCCTAAACCAACAGAAGAAAACTGGCAAGAAAAATACATTTATGCCCACGCCCTCGCCAACGCTTTCAGTATGGTAATTAACGCTCTTCAAAACATGGCTGGAAGAAAGGACTTTGAAAAACGAATAGAGAAGTTCTTAAAGGGGTCTATTGATGAAGCCTGACGAAATTTACGAAAAAATCACCAAAGGCGAGGAGGCTGTCGTTAAATTAAACGACAAGCCCTATGTGGACACCCGTGGCTGCAAACATTATTGGATACAACAAAGCGGAAGAAGGGCTCGATGCAAAAAATGTGGGCTAGGAACTTGGGGTATTGTTGAAAATGGAAAGATTGTGATATAATAACCTTGTCTCTCGCCGGAGAAACCGGGGGCGACATTTCAGAACACGATTTGTTTCGTGGTTTGAGGTGTCGCCCTTTTTTATGGGAAGACTAGGGACGCCGCCGAATCGGGCAGAAGGGGGGTGAGTAATATACCAAAATCCAAAATCGAAGACGCAAAGGGAGTAAAGGAGGAGAAAGTCCAACCCCCGGCGGAAGAAGAGAAATCACCCGCCGCCGAAGTTGAAGGCTCGGAGACGCAAGTCCCCGAACAAAGCCAAACAGAGGACTCTCAGGAGAAACCTGAGGATGCTCTTTCAGAATCTCTTCCCGAGGAGCCGGAAAAGCAAAAAAAGGCTTTCTATGCCATGAGGAAGAAGATTGAGGAATTAGAGGAAAAAACCAAGCAATATGAAGAAGACCTAAATCTTCTGAATCTTGCTCGGGGTATTCCTGAAGCCGAGGCTGGCTATCAGCCTATTCAAACACAACAACCTCAAGGAGTAGAATATGACCTTAATGACCCGGCAACAAGGGCGTTTCTGGGAGAAGTGCAGCGAGCCAAGACAGAAGCAGAGCAGGCAAGGCGGGCCGCTCTTGAGGCTCAAGCACAACAGGAAGATTTTGAGGCTTGGCAGAAATATCCTCAGCTAAACCCAAAATCTCCTAAACCCGACAAGGTCTTTATTGAGGACGTTCAGCAAGCTTATATTGCCGAGCGCCTAAAGGCCGAAAGTCAGGGTCGCCGCCCCCCACGATTAGTGGAGGTGGCAGACAAAGTCCAGAAGCGCTACGAGGAGATTCAGCGTAGAGCGAAAGAGCAGGGTGCCCAAGAGGCGAAGGCTACCTTAGCCAAAAAAGAGGCAGCCACCCTGGAAAGCAAGGGAACAACCATTGGCACAATGAATGTTGAGCCTGATAGGGTTGAGGAGCTTCGAGCACGAGTAAGGCGTGGGGACATGGATGCCCTAGCTGAACTCAACAAGCTCGTTGAACCAACGCTTTCGGGGGAATAAAAACCGCCGAAAGGAGGTGATTAGGGTATGGCACAACTAGCTGGTGTACAGCACACCTATATGGATACCACCAGAAGGGAGGACCTTTTGGACAGGATTGCTGATGTCTCTCCTGATTCAAATTATCTGTCCACCATTCTGGGTACGGTTCCTGTGAGCCAAACGCTCCACGAATGGACAGAGTACTACCAGTCACGACCAACTTCAAACAGCAAGAGCGTTGAGGGTGATGAAAACAGTTTCTCTGATTTGTCTCAACCGACAAAGAAGAACAACATCGCCCAAATTATTAAGGAGGTATTCGCAGTATCAGAGACTGATATTGTGGTTAACAAAGTATCTCCAAAAGACGCTTACGCTCGTGAGCTTGGTTGGGCGATGCGACGCTGGAAGAATAAACTAGAGTTTGCTATCCTTCGGGGTACAAAAGCTTCTGGTTCTTCTGGTGTAGCAAGAGAGATGAACGGTATCAGAAACATTGTTGTTTCTGACGGTAAATACACCGCCCGTTCTTCATCTGTCTCATTCAGCGAGCAAGAATTCAGGGACATAATGACTGATTCTTGGAATGTCACAGACGAGTTCCTCGTTGACCTTGTTCTGATGACAGGTACAAGGAAAGGTCATGTCGCTGCGTTCTTTACAACCAGTTCGCCAAGAACAATTCCCGCCGATGACAAGCGGTTGGTACAAGCTTTGGATGTTATCGAGTCCGACTATGGAACAATGGTCGAGGTTCGAGCTCACAAAGACATTCCATCCACTGGAAACGGTGGTGAAGTTCTGGCAATCCGCAAGGACCTCTGCAAGATTGGTTATCTTAGGAGACCAAGGCACGTTCCAAACGGAGTAACTGGTGACAGTCGCAAGGGGCACATCGTCGGCGAGGCAACCGTTCAGGTTGATACTGCAAGGGCGATGGTCTTGCGAACCTACGCTGCGTAAGTAGCGTGACGGGGGCATGGTAGCGGAAATTTGGGCTGTCTCCTGCCCCCGGAGGCAGCCCACAAATTTTTATGGAAGACATAGATACATTCAGCAAAGACATAGTAGCTGTAACTAACAACAAAATAAGACCCGCATGGGCAGTAGAGGCAGTAGAAAAGCTGCTTCAAAAGGTTAAAAAGAAAAACCTGTGGGACGTAATTGACTTTCTAGTCAAGGTGTTTGAGAAAAGATTTCCCGAATACAGCAAGGCAAGACACGCCGAGCTTAAAGAAAGAAGAAAAAACCTCAGAAACCCGCACGCCTCTAATAAAGCAAAAGATTTAAGACACCTTATTTCTATCCCCGTGCCATTAAAAGATTTGTTTGATTACTTCTTAGAAGATTACGAAAACAAAGAATTCTGGCGGGAGTTTGCCAGACGTTATCCGCAATACAGCGTACCAGAAAGGAGCAAGATATGAGCAAACTAGCCCTCAGTATGATTGTCAAAAACGACAATGAGGCCGATATCCTTGACCGCTGTCTTTCTTCAATCGCCTCATATGTTGACGGTATTTTTATTACCATTACCAGTAAACCAGACAAAAGATTAAAAAAGGTCATTAAAAAGTATGGCGGGGAAATATCTTATTTCAAGTGGACAAAAGACTTTTCAGAAGC